CAACCCACTTCTCACCGTGAGAGGACAACTCGCCATCTTTCTTGTGCATGACCTTAGGCTGGGTAGCCACACGGGTCAGTACTTTCTTAGGCATAGCATCAGCTAGTTGCTCTACCTTCTCTTCTTTGAGCCTGATGATTTCGTCGTAGGCTTCCTGAGCCTTGTCTACGTCCAATTTCCACCGAAGGTCTTCTTGCTCTCTGGCACAGTCTAGCTTGAAGGTCAGGTAGTCTACCAGCCGATCTTTCTCCAGAGGGTCTTGGTAGAGCTTGTTCAGCTTAGTATCAAGATCACGCCACAGACGATTGTTGATCTTAACGTCCTCATCACATCTGTGAGCATACTCTTGTGGTGTCAAGCTGTTCCAGTCCTTGATAACAGGCTTAGGGGTGCCGTAGTCAACACCATACCATTCGAGACCATGTTTTAGTCTGTCGTGGTGCAGATACCAGCTAAGGGCTAGTGTGTCGATCAGACGTGCCTTTACCTTGATACCCAGTACTTTTTCCACTGCGGGGATGTCGAAGCGGATAATATTATGACCTACTAGAACTTCTGTCTCAGTGAAGAACTTGCGCATCTCATCATAGTCGTGTGTGTGATGCACTTCTTTTCCATCGTGTGAATAAGACAAGACATGAATCTTGGTCAACTCATCTAATAGACCGTCAGTTTCAATGTCGAATACTGTCATTAGTGTACCTCTCGTAGTGTAAACGTATCAGTATTAAACCGCATCATACCTGCCTTACCTTCTTCAGAGCATGGTCGGTTCTTCTCAATAGTAAGGTGTGTAGTGTTACGCTCTTGCAAGTCAGTAGATTCCTTGTCACGCTTCAGGTCAATGATGACTGATGCCCGCTGCCCGATCATACGACAATATTTCATCTGACCATCATCATTAGTGTGGGCGATAGTAACGATACCCACGTTCAACTCAGCAGACAGCTTAGACAGTCGCACAGACAAGTCAGCCAACATCTGTTCCTTGCTTTCCTCTGACGACCCAACAAGGACATCTTGGATAGGCTCAAAGAACACGAACTTAACACCACAAGCGACAGCAAAGTATCGTATCTGGTCGATAAGATCATCAGCACCTTGACCATCACTCATGTAGAACTGGTAGAAGTTCTCATCCTTGGTCAGCTTACCGATAGCCTCAATGACACGATCCTCAGCACCCTTCTCTTCGATCAAGTCACGCCGTGTCAGGTTGTCGTTACACTCGTAAGACACAAGGCCAAGCAGTGACCTCAACTTAGTCTCTTCCAAGTGCCATGCAGCAATAGGGACACCACGCTTCAGCATGTTGTATTCCAAGAACCGCATCACCTCTGTCTTACCAATGCCTGTAGGTGCCTTGATAACTGTGAAGTGACCCTGCATCAACCCCAAGATTTTGTCGTCTAGTGCTTGGATACCCGTAGGAATAAACTGATGCTCAGGCGTATCCTTGTACAACGACAAGAAGTCCTGTGTGCTGTTCATCACGTTCTCAGGGACATACTTCCGTGCGTTCCACCATGCGCTCTTGAAGTCTGCTGCCTTACCTGCCTGTAGGAACTCATTGGCGTCCTTGTAGGGTCGATGGTCAACACGATAGACCTTATTAGGGAACAACTTAGACACACGGTCAGCAAGAGCATTACCAGCATCATCGTTGTCAACTGACAGCACGATCTTATCGAAACTGTTGAGCCAGTCTGCACAATTCTCCCAGAGCTTCTTAGAGGGCGTAGCAGAGGGTAGTGACACTACTGGGTTGGTGTAGCCGCTCTTGAGCATCTGAGCCACTGACAGGGCGTCCAGTTCACCCTCAGTGATGGTTACCATCTTAGAGCTACCAGCAGTGAACAGGTTCATCCCGAACAGTTCGTCCCCCTTGAACCCTGCTTTGGCGTAGAAGCCTTTCTCTGTCAGGTTACGGACTTTAATTCCGCCGGAGGGGTAGACATACTCTTGACGGTTGTCGTAGGTCAGTACCCCGTAGTCCTCCATCGTCTTGGTGTTAATGCCACGCATGTTGACATATTCACCATCTGATACATCTTCGATCAGCTTTGGTGTGAACGACATAAAATTATCACCTCTCTTTGTCGGGTATCTTTCTTCAGCCCAATCGAATTTCTTTCCACTGGACGGGTAACTTGCATTGCACTTGTGACACTTACCAAAACCACCATCATTGTAGCTGAAGGCATCAGATGAGCCACACGACACATAAGGGCATGGTTGATGTGGGTTTTCTGCCATGTGTAACTTCTCCTAACTTAAGTTATAACCTAAGTTATATTACTTGTTGTTATTACTAGTAGGTGAATAACTTAAGCTATAACTTACGTTACTCCTACTTACTTATAAGGTCATTCTGCGAAACCTGTAACATCACGAATTGTTACAGTAAGGCACCCTCTAGCTTGTCTAATGCAACCTTTTCATGTCGTGACACCCACATCTTGTTAGTTTCAAGGACTTCACCTACCTCATCTTGAGTCATATCTTGGTAATATCTCATCTTGATGATTGCAAATTCTGTTGGCGTTAGTGACAACTTTGCAACACTTAGTAGGTAGTCACTGTAGTTCTTGGCCTCATAGGCAATAGCATGGTCATCTGTGAATATGGTGTCGTTGTCAAGAGATTCAGTCTTGTTCGATACCGCATCCATCAGACTGCATAGGGTGACTTCAGAGACCCCACTGAGGTTATCCAGACCGTCACCCCCAGAGATGGCATTAGAAGCCGCCCTAGAGGCCCATGTGCAGGGGATAGACACTGCCTTGACCTTGATGTTCACATAGTCATTCATTGCCCTACGGGCTGCACCTACGAAGTCGGACTTGTTTGTCTTGCCAGCTTCACGACACTCATAACAGGCAAGCAGGCCCTCACTCACTAAGTCTTCATACTGGTCCTTACTACGATAGCGATTAGCCAAACTCTTGCACAAGATGTGTAGTTCATCGTCAGTCATCAGCCTCTCCCTCTTGTGACAGTTCTTCTTGTCGTTTACGGATCATATACGCGACATCATAAAGAGTGACATCTGGACATGAACGTAAGACCTCGGACAGTTCATCTAGTGTCATGCTCATTCTCCCATCAGTGCAGGCCAGCTTACAGGAAACAGGTCACCCATTACCCTGCTGATCTGATCTGCCACTACACGGCTCTCATATTGAGTGTCAGAGGCACAACGAAGGCGACACATGGAAGCAAAGGCATCAAGGCTACCCGACCAGTACCACTCTGTCATCTGTGATGTTGGGAGTACCATACGAGCCTGTTCAGGTGCATACCCTCGGTCAATCATGTCTTGGTACAAATTTACGCACCTGTCGTTGTAGTTCTCATAGACATCCTCAAAAGATGTATCTGCACCACACTGATACTTGTAAGGAATTGTCCTATCTTCATCGTCTTGATACTCAAAATAGAAATACCCAGAGACTACACCCTCAGACCCCTGCTTCTTATCCACAGACTTACCACGCCAGACATCAGGGACATAGAACTCAGGTTCATCATCAACGTAACGACGACTGATCTCATTCCAGCGCAGGAACTTATGCTTCACCAGTTGACGTGCAACAAAGATTGGGGCCTTAACATGGAAGCTAGCAAAGGCATGACCGAATGGTGACAGGTGCTTATGCTTGGCGAGGTACCGGATCAGCTTCTTGTCACGTTCCTCTAGCACAGCGATCAAGTCACCACAGCGATTACCATTCTCGTAATCATATTCCAGCCACTCAACAGCCTCAGACGCCTTGCCAAAGGATACTCGTGCTGCGTTTACAGTTGAAAGGTCTGACCCCATGTGGTCAATCAAAGTAGCTTTAATCTGAGGGACTTGTCCCGATTTATGTGTCATCTTTACTCTCCTCTGTAAGTTTAATTAACCGATCACATCCCTCAATAGCATCTTGTCCCATTACATCTGGGCAGTAACCCAAGTATGCAGACAAAACCATACGAGCATAGAGTTCACCAAGGAGTTTAGTCTCATACTCTTTGAGTAACTCTTTGTCTGTCATGGCTGCCTCAAGATCGGCAAACAACATCGGCAAAAGTCTAGCTGCAACTGTATTAACTGACTGATGTCTAACGTCTAATGCTTCGTCTGACATCGGCAACCTTTCATGGTTCTGCGTCATAATCTTTTACTCCATGTTTCTCAATATCGTTCAGCATAGCCTTTAGCATCCATACTATGTCACCCAGA